GGCAGAACGTGGACGGGACTCTAAAGCGGCTGCCCAACCCATGCAGCGCGCTAACTCAAGGGGACCAGGTGAGCGTGGCGCGTCAGAACGGCAAGACCACAGCCATGGCCGCACTCATCGGCTGGTGGCTTTGTACTCAGGGCGGGAACCGCGGTAAACCCCAAACCGTCATAACTTGCAGCCACCAACTCGACTTATCCACAGCACTGTTCAAGTACCTTGCGCCAATTCTTGGTGCCAAGTTCAATGCCAAAATATCGTGGTCATACGGACGCATGAACCTCGAGATGCCAGACGGCAGCACATGGCTAGTACGCGCCGCCACCCCACAAGCCGGCCACGGCTATTCAGCAGACCTCATTTGTGTGGACGAAGTTTGGTCGGTTTCCGAGGCCGCGATAGATGAGGGTTTGTTGCCGTCCCAACGCGCAAGAAAAAACCCGCTCATGTCTATGTGGTCAACCGCCGGCACCCCAGAGTCAAAAGCCATGTTGCGTTGGCGCGAACAAGGCATAAGAGCAATAGATGCCGGCGAGCACGGCCCGTTGTATTTTGCTGAGTTCAGCCCCCCCAGCAACATTGACCCAATGACCCCAGAGGCTTGGGAATACGCAAACCCTGCGCTTGGTCACACTCTTGACATGTCAGTTATTAAGGCTGAAGCCAAGGCCCCAAACCGCAACGCATTTCTGCGCGGCTCTGTCAATACGTGGACTAGCTCACACTCAGGCTGGTTAGAAAACGGTCTCTGGGAAGCCTGCCTCTACACCGGCGAAGTGCCGTCAGGCGGCGTGCTTGCTATCGAGCAGTCAATAGATGAAGCAAGGTACGTAGGCGTGCGCGCTGTGCGCGTAGAAAACAAAACAATAATTACTACCGCATTTGACGTAGACAACATGGCCGAAATGTGGGCATGCGTCGAGCGCGAAGTAGAACGCAACCCGCAGCTGCGTATTGCCATAACCCCAGTACTAGAAACCCACTGCCCGCCAAAGCATGAGCGCCGCCGCACCATCGTTGGCTACCGTGAGCTATTAAAATGGACGCTTGCCGTCCGGTCGCTAATCGTAGAAAACCGCATCGGGCAAACTGGCGAGAAACTATTAGCCGAGCACGTCGAGCGCGCCGTCATGATTAAACACCAAGGCAGCGTGGCTCTCAGCTCTACCCGCTCACCTGGTCCCATTGAGTTAGCGCGCTGCATGGTTTGGGCAGCCGCTTTAGAGTCCCGTCCAAGTTCTGCCGGCAAGCCTTTACTCGTAGTGTCTAGGTAGTACACTCATGGTCGGACGGCCTCGCATTTCGTCGGGATTTGCGAGGTTATCCACAACTCACGCACAAAAGAATGGCACAATATCCACATGGCTATATTTGGCAAAAACAAAACTGCTGCAATGGGGGCAAGTGTTGACCCAGAGATTAAAGCGGCCGTAGGTTTTGCTAATACGCCTGGCATTTCTAATAATCCCGTCAATAACTTTTTTAACTACATTGAGGGCGAGCGCCGCGGCGCGGCAATGCAGTTGGCTACCGTTTCCCGTGCTCGAGATTTGTTGGCTTCAGTTATCAGCTGTATGCCGTTGAAAATGTACGGCGAAATGTGGGACGAAACCGAAGGCGAAATGGAAGAGATTCCATTAGCGCCACGGTCATGGTTACGCCAGCCCGACCCAAGCGTTACCTACAACTTCCTCATGGCTTGGACGCTCGACGACTTACTGTTTTACGGTCGCGCCTACTGGTACATTTCTGAGCGCTCGGCTGATGGCTTTCCAAGTAAGTTCAAGCGCCTACCCGTTGGCAGCATCACCCTTGGCGACACCGTAAGCACCGTACCGTTCGGACCATCAGCAGACATTTACTTTGCTGGTAACCCAATGAACGCTAACGACATAGTGCAATTTCTTTCACCAATTCAAGGCATCGTTTATTCAAGCCAGCAAACGATTGCCACAGCACTAAAAATTGAGGACTCGCGCTACACCTACGCTCGCTCAAGTATCCCGTCCGGCGTACTCAAACAAACTGGCGGCGAACCACTGAGCGCGCAAGAGTTAGCAGACCTTGCGGCCGCATTCAACCAAGCCCGCTTAACTAACCAGACCGCCGCGCTCAACGAGTACCTATCTTACGAACCCTCAACGGCGACCCCAGATAAAATGCTGATGATTGAAAGCGCACAATACAGCGCACTCGACTTGGCACGCCTGTGTGGCGTACCGCCATATCTTGTGGGCGTTTCTACTGGCGCTTACGCATACACAAGCTCTGAGCAGTCGCGCGCCGACCTTTACATATTTGGCGTGAAACCTTACGCGGATTGCATCGCCAGCACACTGAGCATGAATAATGTTCTACCTCGTGGAACTTATGTGAAGTTTGACGCAGAGTCCTATTTAGGCGAAAACTACGTAGCCGACGCAATGCCCGAAAACCAGCCACAAGAAAACACACAAGAGGAAATGGCATCATGATTAGATTAACTACCAGCACTTTTAGTGTTGACGCAGCCGCCGCAGACGGCACGCCAAAACGCACCATTACCGGCATTGCATTGCCATACAACACCACCGCGACAGTTTCAGGCGGCCAAGAGGTTTCATTTTTGCCAGGCTCATTACCAGTTGAGGGCAAGGCCCCCAAGCTCTACATGTCGCATGACTCAACGCAGGCCATCGGTTTAGTAACCGAGCGCACCGCAGACGACACCGCCATGTACTTCACCGCCAAAGTATCCACCACAGCCCTTGGCGACGAAGCCCTAGTGCTCGCAGCTGACGGCGTGCTCGACTCTGTAAGCGTTGGCGTAAACCCGACAGACTTCAAGTTTGACGAGGACGGCGTAATGATTATCGCCGCCGCCGATTGGCTAGAGTTGTCATTAGTCCCCCAGCCCGCATTTGCCGGTGCCACCATCACCGATGTGGCAGCAAGTATCCACCAAGAACCCGAAACAACCGATATAGACTTATCCACAGACGAACCTTTAGTAGAGGAAGTAACCGAAATGTCCGAACCAGTAGCACCAGAAGTTATCGAAGCATCAGCACCAGTTTTTGCTACCGCTAAGCGCGAACCACGCCTGCCATCCGCTGGCGAGTTTGTTGCAGCAATGCACAAAGGCGGCGAAGTAGCCGCAGCTGCACAGCGCATTTTCGCTGACTACCGCGCATACCACAAGTCGCCTATCGAGGCTGCAGCAGGCGATAACGTCCTCAGTAACGACGCTGGCCTGGTCCCGGTTCCTATTTTGGGTCCTGTTTTTGCGGATATTAACTACATTGCCCCAGTGTTGTCAGCACTTGGCACTCGCGCAATGCCCAACAGTGGCGCAGGCGCTACATTCATTCGCCCAACATGGACGACCCACCCAACCGTTGCAGAACAGACAACTGAACTCACCGCAGTATCAGCAACCACCGCAGTCATTGCCGCAAATACGGTCACTAAAAAAACTTTCGCTGGTAGTGCCCAGTTGTCCTACCAGGTATTGGACTTCACAGACCCAGCAGCAATGCAAATTATTGTGCAAGACCTTGCAGGCCAGTACCTCACCGCCATTGACAATTTTGCAGCAGACAACTTGCTCGCAGCTGCAACCTCAGCTGGCGTATGGGACCTCACAGTTACCGACCTGATGAAGTCAATTTACGATGCAGCAGTAGTTACTAGTGCAGCAACTAACTACTTGCCTACCCACATTTTCGTGGACCCAGCAACATGGGCACTTATGGGACAACTTGTCGACACGACTAACCGCCCAATTTTCCCAAGCATCGGCGCACCTGGCTTGAACGGCCAGAACAGCCTTGGCGCAGGCCAAGCAACTTCATGGTCCGGCATGAACCCACTTGGCTTGCAAATTGTCGTAGACAACAAGTTTGCAGCCAAGACAATGGTCATCATGAACCAGAATGCATTTGAGATTTACCGCCAAGACCGCGGCATGCTCACCGTTGAAGTTCCTAACACATTGGGCCGCCAAATGAGCGTGTTTGGTTACGCAGCAACGTTCGCCGCTAACGCCAACATGATTCAGAAAATCACTCAGGCTTAACCCGAAAGGCGGGCTACCGCCATGGCGGTTTACTCAGTAACCCACAAGTCGTTACTCGACAACTACGCAGTATTACAACTGCTCACCAGCAACGAGATTGCTGTAGGTCAAAGCATCACAGTGGCGGCCGTTGACGCAACATTCAACGGCACGTACACCGTGTACGCGTTACCAGAGTATTTGTATATCGGCACTGACGCTGAGGGCGATTTGGTTTATGACTACAACGTAGCCATAGAAAACCAAGTGCTTTACGCACGCTCTGGCACTGATTTAACGCGCACAGCTGCGACCGGCACAGTCACATACACCCAGACGTGTACATGGATTACCGCTGCAAACATTGAGGACTGGTTAGGCATTGGCACAGCTACGGCAGCCGATACAACTTTCCTAACTCAGTGCGCTAGTAGCGCCTCGGCGTTTTGTTATCGACGCAGGCAAGAGGCTGGTTACATTGACTCGCTGACCACCAGCCCAAGTGCGGACGTAACGCTTGGCACCATCATGTATGGCGGCATGCTTTACCGGCAACGCGGCTCTATTGACTCGTTCGCCAGTTTCGGCGATGGTGGCGCAGTATCCGTTACGGGCTTGTCAGGCGTGATTAAACAACTGCTTGGCATTGACAGACCGCAAGTGGCATAGCGCATGCCTACGGCGTTCACAGACCTGTTTAACGAGGCTCTAGACGACCTCACCACCAAACTTGGCACCATCACGGGCCTGCAAGTGGTCAACGACCCGCGCAACCTTGTACCGCCATGTGCGTTTATTGACGCGCCAACATTCGAGGCGTTTAACTACAACATTGTAAAAATGATTTTTCCTGTGCGCGTCATCACCCTGGGGCCGAACAACCTCGACGCGCAACGCTCGTTACTAAACCTCGCCAGCATGGTGCTTGGCGCTAATGTTGGGTTGACGGACGGACGGCCAACTATCGCCATGATAGGCGGCGCAGACTATCCGGCGTACGATTTGACCATTACAATGCAAGCACAAACAGCGTGAAAGGCTAACTATGTTCAAGATTTCAAGCGAACGTTTAGGCAAGATTGGCGATTTCTTTGACGCTGCGGCAGCTGAAAAAGACGGCGTTAATGTGTTAGCGCTTATCGCTGGCGGTTTCCTTGCCGAAACGTCCACCAAAACCGACCCAAAACCTGCTAAAACAGAACAAGAACCAAGCGAGGACTAAACACCATGGCAACTAGCACCTATCTTTCAAACCCAGTCGTAACCATCAACGCGGTAGACCTTACCGACCAAGTGACCAGCGCAGTGTTTACTCGCGTCATCGAGGCTTTAGAGTCCACTGCTTTTGGTTCCACTTCCCGCGTTTACACAAACGGCCTGTCTAACAACTCGTTGACCGTCACGCTGTATAACTCGTACGCGCTGACAGAAACATACGCCACTTTGTCAGCTCTTGTCGGTACACAAACCACCGTAAAGATTAAGCCAAGCACCGGCAGCACCTCGGCAACAAACCCAGAACACACCCTTACCGGTGCATATCTTGAAACGTTGCCACTTGTCAACGGCCAACTCGGCGCGCTCGATACAATTGACATCACTTTTACTGGTGGCGTTTACAGCGTTTCCACCGGCGCATAACCAAACCAAACCCGAAAGGTAGCCCGACATGCAATTACGGCTCAAAGTTCAACGCCAAAACGAAAACGCCTACGAGGTAGTCACTAGCCTCGCGGTCATTGTCGCATGGGAAAGGCGCTTCAAGCGTCGCGCCAGTGACCTAGGCGCAGGCGTAGGCATGGAGGACCTAGCCTTTATGGCATGGGAAGCAAGCCAACGCGCAAACATTGTGGTACCCGCCACACTCGACGCATTCATTAACACCATTGAGCTGCTAGAAGTCGTAGACAGCGAGCCACAAAGTTTTACAGAGCCGGCACCGTCCGGCGACAACTAGCCGAACTGCTATTGCACACGGGCTGGTGGCCCCCAAGTGTAGACTTTGAGTTACCAGACCTCGCCACCGTCATAGACATACTCGAAAGGCAGCGCAAACAAAATGCCCACCAGCGCTAGTTACCAGGTCTATGGCATTCAAGAGGCACTAGCTGAAATAAACAAAGTAGACCGCCTTTTACGCCGGCAGATAACTAAAGACATTCAGGCGGGCGCGGGCACTCGACTTGTTACTGCTGCACGTTCGTTTATCCCCACTAAAGACCCGCTATCTGGCATGGTGCGCGGCAACATTATTAAAGGCCGCGACGGCACAGGCTGGTCACGCACCCGTGTTCTCGCTGGCATACGCACGGTGGTAGGCAAACGTGGTCAACGTGCGCGTACTGTGACGTTCTCTAACGGCCGTACAGCCGACTTTAAGGCAACGCAATACCAACTGCTTGTGCTACAGCAACGTGACGCCGCCGGCGCTATCTGGGACCATGCAGGCATACGCGGCGGCGGCCAGTTCGTGACAAACCTTTTAGCCGAAGGCGAACACGTCGGCCCAGCAGCTGCACCACGCGCATTGCAACCAGCCGCCGAAAGCGTGTTACCAGCCGTCGAAGAAGAAGTAGACAAGATAGTGCAACGCGTTATGACTATTGTTAATCGCAACCTAGTAACAACGAGAGCACGCTAATGGCTATCAACATTCCAATTATTTCAAGCTTAAATACCAAAGGTTTTGACGCTGCCAAAAAAGAGTTTCAGAGCTTGCAAGGTTTCGGCGCTAAGTCTGGGTTTCTATTGCAAAAGGCTATGGTGCCGGCGCTTGGCGCTGTCACTTCTCTTGCTGGCGGCCTTGCCTTAGCGGCTAAAGCCGCTATCGAGGACGAGAAAAGCAGCAAACTTTTAGAGACACAATTACGCGCAACACTTGGCCCAAACCAAGCGCTTGTAGACAGCATGGCCGCGTTTGTTGACCAGACACAGTTAGCCACGGGTGTTGCCGACGACCAGTTACGGCCAGCACTTGCCGGCTTGGTGCGTTTTACTGGGGACGCCGCTAAGGCCCAAGAGCTTTTAACGCTCAGTATTGACGCCAGTGTCGCAACTGGTAAAGACCTTACGGCGGTGAGCACCGCTATTGGTAAGGCTTATGACGGCAACTTTACGGCGCTTAAAAAGTTGGGCGTACCGCTTGACGAGAACATTATTAAAACAAAAGACTTCGCAGCCGCCCAAGCAGCATTAAGCGCACAGTTTGGTGGCGCAGCAGCCGCAAACGCCAGCACATACTCAGGCCGTCTACAAATACTCAAAATACGTTTTGATGAAATG